GTGGTATGAACGAAAGTGATTACAACGAGTACAAACAGTTGGAACGTGACGCACAGGGTGACGCAGATCAATTGGCATTGCTGAACCTGGCTTTCAAGGATCAGGATTTCGTGTATAACTCTGTCCGTGCCCGTTTCGAATGGTGGTGTATGCAGCTCATGAGCCGTGCGGGTTTCCATTTGTCGGCAAAGAATAATAGCGGTGTCGTTACGGCTGAGTTTGTTGGTTGTGGTATGCCGAAGAAGAACCAGCGTAAATCTTCTGTAGATTGGAGCAACGCTTCAACGGCCAACGGCTTGCAGGATATCGAAGATACGGTTGTTGCTGCTTCTGCCGAGGGAGTAACGATTCGCTATGTAGTGATGCACGTGGCTGACTTCTCTTTGTTGAAGAAGCAGAAATCAACATTCGACACATTGAAGGCATGGGTTAATTCGTCTTCAAAAATATTGGTGACGAAAAATCTTATCAACGAGTATCTGGCCGAACAGGAAATCCCGGTGAAGATCATTACTGTGAATCCGTCTGTCCGTATCGAGGACAAGGCTCATCGTCGTAAGACGATCAATCCGTGGGAGCGTAAACGTGTATGTTTCTTGGAGGATTTGAAGGTTGGTGATATCCAACACGGACCGATTGCAGCCGAATCTTCCGCTACCTTGCAGAAGATTGCCCTCATGGTAAAACAGGATTGGGTATTGGTTACCAAATGGTCTGAACTGGAACCGTTCAAGGAATGGACGAAAGCAGAAGCAAATGCTATCCCTGTCGTAAACGATCCGGATGCCATGTTCATCATGAAGGTGGATGGCAAGGATTGGAGCGCATCTGAAGATACTGAAGGTACGGATGATATCCCGGCAACATTCTTAGGTGAAACTGTTGAACCGGAAGATCAAACGATTCAGGATACCGAAAACGGAGAATAACGGCCATGGATAAGACGATCCGAGATACAATACTTGCTTATCCCGGTCTTGCCGACTGTGAAGATTTTTTGGACAACGTCGTTTTGCCGGGACGCGGCCTTGAAGGTACAGAGGATAGTAAGACGATCGATATTCAAAAACAAAAGCTGGTGGCTGCCGACCTGTATTCAATGGTCGGTGGTCTACCGGACTTCACAGAAAACAAACTCTCTATCACTTATCCTCGTTCCTGGTATGACGCTACGGCAAAACGGCTGTATAGGGAAGGTGGAGAACCGGAGAAAGCAGAACTGATCGGGAATAAGATTGAAGTTCCAAAAGGAAGGGCACGAAACAGATGGTAAGACGGTATTCACATAAAGCGATAGTAACAATCCAATCCGGACAATTGGTAAAAGGGGAATGGGTTGCCGGAGAACCGACGGAAATAGAGGTTACAGGGCAATACTTTCCATCCAATAGCGGACAGCAATTGAAGCGGAATGTCGATGGGAAGGAATTTATCGTACACGGTGAGTTCTCGACAAAGGCCCGTCCTGTGGAAAATGCGAAGCATATCCGGATTGACAGTATCGCTCTCGATGTGGATATCATTAGCTGGGAACCGTTTCAGACTCACTCTGTAATCTATGTGTAGCTTATGGCAAGGAAAGGTGGTTTGACTCCGATGTGGAGCGATAGAGAAGTAGAACGTTGGTTCGATTATTATGTGGACCGGGCGGAAGAGCGGATATACAAATTATTGCAACGTGCCGGGGAAGAGTTCGTGAAGATTGCCCGAAAGAAAGGAAACTATCAGGATCATACTGGTAACCTCCGTAGCTCTATCGGTTATGTGATCGTCAAGGATGGCGATATATTGACCGAGAACTACGAGTTGTCAGATAAGAAAGGTACCGATAAATATACGGGATTGAGAGAGGCTAAAAGGCTCGTATCAGAATTACTACCCCTTTATAAGAATGGCTGGGTATTGATTGGTGTAGCCGCTATGCCTTATGCCAAGTATGTGGAAGCAATCGAAAATCTGGATGTTATCTCCGTTGCCACGGAACATGCCGAGGATTGGATCAAGAAACAGAGTCGAATGTTATTTGATAAACTCGCTGAGAAAGGATATTGAACATGGCTGATCAGTTTGATATAGTAGATATCGTGTATGATGCGGTTGAACCGGTCAGTACGAGCTTTATTCTGTACAAAGATCGCTCTGGTGATGGTGAGACAAAGAATCATATCACAATCCGGATGCTCACGTTAAATGAAACAGAGGTTGTGAATAAAGGTTCGGTTAATATCAACGTATTTGTGAAGAATCAAGCGAAAGGCAGGCCTGATCGACAGCTAATGAAAGGAGTGACACGAAAAGTTAAGTCTGCACTACGAAATATCACACCTCCTTTCGGCATGTATTGGAAATCTCGGATCGTATGGTCCGAACCTCTTGGCGAAGCAAAAGAAGGCTTCGATTGTACGAATATAAGATTTGAAGTAATAACAGAAATAGATTAAGAATATGGCTAATGAAAGAAGTTTGGCGGTAGGCGTATCCTTCTTAGGATATGGTGACCCCGGTGATGGTGTTCCGGCCTCTATTTATACACAGTGTCCGATCGTTCATGAAGGCTCAGTTGCTTTCAATTTCAATGAAGCGACCTCTGTCGATTTCCGTGCGGAAGGGATGAAAGATCCCTGGGAGTCATTCGATAAGGCTGGCGACCCGGATAGTTTTGAATTTGCTATCCCGTCGCCGACAGCTCAGGAGATGCTCGCGTTTTGTGGTGGTTCTGTAAGTGGTGGTAAGTGGAATGCTCCGATTGATATTCCAAATATCCGCAAATCGTTCAAGATACAGACAACACCGTACAAAGGTAAGTATACGGAATATACATTTGCCATTTGTAAAGTCAGTGCCCGCTTGAGTCAGGCTCCGTCTTCAGAACAAACAGACCTTTTGCTAGTTAAATGTACCCGTTTGGCAGCAATTACCTCTGCTGGGCAGCAACGATCTTCGTTCGGTCGGGCGGTGATGAATGTAACCCTTACTCCGGTAACGGCAGTTGCAATCACCGGTACACCCAGAGTTGGTGAAACGCTTATGGCCACCTTGACACCTGCGGAAGCGACTGGTGATTTCCAATGGCAACGTAAAGTGGATGGCCAGGGAGAAGCCCAAGATATTGAGGGGGCTATTGGTGACAGTTATATGATCCAGCCGGAGAATGAAGGCGATAAAATCCTTGTCAAGTTTATGGCAAACGGTTTGTATTCCGGAGAGAAGACAAGCGCAGAAACAGAAGCCGTACAAGCAGCAGAATAATTAAGGACTGTTGTTTAGGTTATCGAAAGCCTCGGAACTATCCGGGGCTTTTATATTTTAATCGAAAATATGAGTGTAAAACAAGTACTCCAGTTAGAAAGTGAATCCGTTTCTTGTCAGCCGGTAACCATTCCGTTTGAATTTACCCGGCTTGAATCATTACCGGAAGGAAAGACGGTAGGGGATAGTATCGCCATAACCCCGATCACTGTCCGCACCTGGTTTCGAATAAAGCCTCTTTTGCTTTATATCGATAAAGAGGATAGAGAAGTTTTGATTGCTGATAAGAATAAAGGATTTTCCAATCAGGTCGCCGAACTGATAGCCAAATATGACGAACTTATCTTTGAAATCGTATGTCTTGGCATTCATAATAAGAAAGGTGATATGCCGGCCTGGTTCCGGGAAGTTCTGAAAGACAACTGTACATGGGAGGATATCTATATCCTTCTGAATGCCGTCTTGTACCGGGTAGGCTGTAACCCTTTTTCTCGTACTATCATAGCGCTGGAAGCTGTGAGCCCGTTAAGCGAAGTGGAGATAATAGCCCTTCAGAAAAACAGCGAGACATGGAAGAAGAAGGCCCTCAAAGCAGCTTCATGTTCTTAGTGACCTGCAACGAGGCTTTCGGCTATTCTCATGAACAAATATTGGATAGCAGCTTTGTTTTGTTGGTCGGCATGCTTCGTGAACGTGGTTATTTGATGAATCGAAGGGTCAAAGATTTTCATTCGGAAGATACGTCAATTAAAGAGGAAGATGGAGAATGGGTTGAAATGGTTGACTTCGATACAGGCCATGTGAAACGGATAAAGAAAGTTTTATCTGCATAACTATATATTACATTGAAAGTAGAGAAAAGGTTTTGTCATAGTGATAAATTTTGATTTGTTTGGTAGTAAGAAAGCCCTGCGGACTGTGAAGTTAGCAGGGCTTTGTTCGTTAAAAAGATATCGGGTAACGTTCCGGATGAATTATGCTGTCAATCTCAAGATCCACATCGATTGCATCCCAACGCAACGATTCTTCATCCGGCATGGTTACATCCAATACATCCGAGACTTTTGCATTTCTAAACCAAGGATATCTGTCATACGATAGATAATATTCCTTTCCTCCTACGAAAAGGAGGATACCGCGTGCATTAATCATTGTTACTTCCGCGGTGGTTGTTCCATTTTTCTCTAATAATACGCTCATGTTTTTGTACCTCCTTTAGTATGTTTGAAATTTCAGTTGAAGAAAAACCTTTATTCTCAGCCAAAGAAATAGAAGGTTCTATCCAAATTTTAGCCTTTTTTTCTGCCTGTCTGATATGTATATGCATTCTGTTTTCTTCTAAAGAGAAGAAAAAGAAACGCATTCCATTTTTATAAAAAACCGTTGGACTCATACAGCAAATATACAAAAGATTCCTGAATACAAATGCTTTTAGTTTATATTTTACCATAAAAGGATTATGGGAATCAAAAATAGGGATGGAGCCTTATTTATGGCTACTGGTATCGACAACTCCGGTTTATACGAAGGGAAACGCGAGGCTATGGGAATTATCAAGACTCTGGCAAGCGAGGTGACCTCTTTTGATATATTCAGTGGTATCGGTATCAGTGCGGCAACTGCTTTTGCACAAGCTGCAAAAAGCTCATACGACTTTGAAAAAGAGTTCCGGAAGAACATGCTGGAAGTGACCGGTTTTATGAATCAGGTTATGTCTATAACCCAAGAGATACCGATCAAGGCTCCGGAGGCCGCTAAAGCACTTTATAGTATCGTTTCTGCCGGTCATGATGGGGCAGATGGTATGAAGATTCTAGAAGTTTCGGCTAAAGCAGCCGTGGGAAGGCTTACAGAAACCGAGACGGCAGCCGATGCTGTTACAACGATCTTGAATGCTTATAAGATGTCAGCAGAGGAGGCCGGTACAGTCTCGGATCAGCTTTTTACAACTGTCCGATTGGGTAAGACTACATTTGGCGAATTAGGAGCCTCCATAGCCCAGGTTGCACCTATTGCGGCCGCATACGGGATCAGTATTGATCAGGTGCTGGGTGCAGTCGCTTCATTGACCAAACAAGGAACGCCGACATCGCAGGCAATGACCCAAATCCGGGCTGCTATCCAGGGTACTGCTGGGGAACTTGGGGATGCCGCTTTTCAAGGGCGTACTTTCCAGGAAGCATTGCAGTTGATTAATGAGAAGGCTGGCGGTTCTGCTTCTAAGATGAAGGAAATGCTCGGTACGGATGAAGGATTGGCTGCAACATTGGCTTTGACCGGAAAGAATGCTAAGTCGGCAGCGAGTGATCTCGGAGAGTTACAGAACTCTTTAGGAGCTACGGAAGCCGCGTTTGAGAAGATGAAAGATGCTGCAGACAATCAGCTTACATTGTTGGCTAATAATGTACAGGCCTATTTGCGTCCTTTGGGAGAGAAGATTCTGAAAGAAGTCTCCGATATTGCCAAGGCTTTTAATGAAGCATTTGAGAATAACGATATAGAAGGTACAATATCAAACCTTGAATCGTTGGTAAAGAATGCAGCTGGAGCTTTTCTTTCATATAAAACAGCTATTCTATTAGTTCAGGTAGCTCAACATTCGTATGTAAAATCATCTGCTCTAAGCCGGTTAGCGACAATTCAACATACGACAGCTACAGCATTACTTACCGGTGCTTTAAGAAAACAGGCTGTTGCTATGTTGGCGGCAGGAAAGGCAGCTCTTGCAAACCCATATGTATTAGCTGTGGCAGGTGTTACCGCATTGGGATATGCAATATTCAAACTTGCGACACAGGCTACAGCTTCAGAAAAGGCATTGGCTGCTCATAATAAGAGAGTCGCAGAAATGAGAGAATGGTCTGACGGAATGAGAAGTCAGACGGAAGAAATGTTGGGTGTGTTGCAAGATGAAAATAAGTCCACTTTGCAAAAGGTTGAAGCTTATAAAAAGTTACAAGAGCTTTATCCGAATGAATTGAAGAATCTTTCTCTACAGAAATTCCTTTTAATGGATATGGTTGAAGTCAATAAGATGTTGTCCAAGTCGATAGATGATCGTACTATGGCACAACAACGTGCAACTGTGAATTCCATTGAAGAAGAGATGGCTAAAAATAGTAAACGGATTTCTCAATTAGATAAAAAAAGTTGGATTGACACTAGCTTCCCAGAAGCACTTGAATTACGTCGGTTGCGAAAACGAAATGAGCAGCTAAAGATAGAACATGCGAAAGCAGTAGAGATCGTTGTACAAGGATTAAAAGATCGTACAAAAGCAGAGGCTTTGGTAAATAAACAATCAAAACAAGAAGAGACGAAGTTTGCAAAACCTGTAGATCAGAAAGAACTTGAGAAACAGAAAAAACTTCAAAAGGAACTTTTATCCCTTCGTCGTCAAAACCAGCAATCCGAAATTGACCTAATGAAAGAAGGTTCCGACAAGAAGATCGCCCAGTTGAATCTTGATTATGACAGGGAGTTGGATATTATCCGTGCAAGAGAAAAAGAATGGAGAGAGGCACAAGGAGGAAAGTTGACCAAAAAGCAGACGATTGAGATCCGAATGGCAAAAGTCAATGCTGGGGCCAAATTAGGAAATGCGACATCTGATGTTATCCATGAGCAGATAGAAGCAGAAGAACGCGCCATGAACGAATACCTGAAAGAATATGGTTCATATTTGGAAAAGCGTCAGGCTATCACGGAGCTTTATAATGAGAAGATAGCAAAGGCCACAACGGAAGGTGAACGGCTTTCCCTTGCAGAAGGTATGAAGAAAGAGCTGGCGGACGTGGATAATGAAGCCCAAAAGAGCACCTCCATCATCACCCGGTTGTTTGATGATATGAGTAAAAAGAATATCACCTCTATTCGTGCCATTGCGGATGAAGCGGAAAAATTCTTGTCTTTTCTTGAAAGAGGGGAATATTCATCTGATAATTCATTCGGTATTACCAAAGAGCAGTTTGATGTGCTTCGCAAGTCACCGGATCAGTTGAAGGCCATCAAGGATGAAATAGCCAATGTCCGCCGTGAAGCCGACCAAATGGAAACCTCTTTTAATAAAGTTTCAAATGGCCTAAAAAAAGTATTTACCTCTGAAAGTGATGCCAAGAAGTTAAAAGAGGGTTTGGCTGAGATAGAGGAGGGCATGAATGAGATCATGCAGGCCGGACAGTTCCTTTCTGATACGTTTTCGAAGCTCGGAGATTCGTTTGGTGGTGTATTCGGCGGGATAGCCGAAGGCTTCAGTGTGGCTATGGACACTGTAAGTTCTGCAATGAACGGTGCGAAAGCCGGTTCCATGTTCGGACCGATTGGTGCGTCTGCCGGTGCTGCCATTGGCGTAGTTACCTCTTTGGCCGGTGCCATCGCCAAAATCCATGACAAGAAGAACGAGAAACGTATCCAGCGATTGCAGGATCAAATTGATACATTGGATAAATCTTACGGTAAGTTGGAAAAGTCAATCGAGAAGGCCTATTCAAAGGATGCTTCCAAAATGATTGAGCAGAACAACAAGCTGCTGGAGCAACAGAAGATCCTTATCCAGCAACAGATCAGAGAGGAACAGGACAAGAAAAAAACTGATGACAGCCGTATCAAGGAGTGGCAGGAACAAATCGAGGAAATCAACGACGTTATAGCAGAAAACAAGGAGAAGGCCAAAGATGCCATCTTCGGGGAAAACCTGAAATCCGCCATTGACAACTTCGCTAACGCACAAGCCGAAGCATGGGCTTCCGGTGAAGACCGGGCAGAATCGGCGAAAGATACCGTCAAGAAGATGATGCGCCAGATGGTCACAGAATCCATCAAGGCTGCAACGGAATCTTCCGGTGCAATGGAGAAGATTCGTGACAAGCTGAAGGAGTTCTATGCCGACAATGTCCTTTCCGGCTGGGAACAGGATTATATCTATAATATGGCGGAAGAACTGCAAAAGGAGATTGACAGGCAGTTCGGTTGGGCTGATAGCCTGATGAAAGATAAGGTGGAAGAGCCGGAGAAAGAAGAAGATATATCCGAAAACTCCCTGAAAGGCGCGTATGCCAAAGCCTCGCAGGAGAGCATCGACCTGTTGGCTGGACAGACCGGGGCCGTCCGTATCCTGCTGGAAGATATCCGTGGCGGTATGCAACCGATCCGTGAACAAATGAGGCTGATCTATGATATGCAATCCAGAGGTTGGGAAGATGTGAAGGCCATCCGCGAACTATCAGATAAAGTGGAAAAGAATACCGATCGGATCGCCGAGAATACGAGAGAGATCAAAGAGGTTGCCGGTAAGATATCGGAAAACACTAGAGGCACGGTTGATGCCCTGGAAGGTACTATTAACGTAAAAGTAAAAATGTAACATGATGGACAAAGAGTTTTTTGAGATCGCAAACCGGTTAGGTGCCTGTAGGTTGTTGCATGGCACGGAAAACAAAGAAGAGCTTATGCGCCTTCTGCTGACGCCGCAGGGTACGGAGTTCTGCACGAAGAATAATTTCCCGTCTATGGAACAATTACGGGAGTTCCGGGGCAAGAAGGCCGAAAGCATGGGTATCTATATCGAGACGGACGTGAAACTGACGAATCCGGTGAAGGTATTCTTGGCCGGTTCCAAGGCAATCCTTCATTTTGATACGATCGGCCGCTACAACGTGATCCTGATGCACGGGGCGGAAGCCGAGATCCATGCGAGTAACTATGCCGTGGTGTTCGTAAAGAACGCTGGCGGTAAGGTAATAACTCATAAAGACCATACAGCACGTGTATTATGACAATAGATGGAAAAGACGTATATACTGAATGGGGATGTAAATTATTGGAAGGTTCTTTTGATGATCTTCTGAAATACCCCAAACGTAAGGCAGTCAAATATAACAACTGGGCGGAAGCCGACGGAATCGATCCCGATCTCTCGGTTGTGGAGTTCGAACCTAAGACCGTCAAGTTGAAATTCCTCATGAAGGCAGAAACGCTTGAGCAGTTCTGGTCTGGGTATAGAAAGTTTGTTGCTGATCTGTCCGCACCGGGCTATCGGGAATTCAATCTTATTGCCGGTATGACCAACCGCTTACGATTCAATGCCGGCTCTTCTCACGAACAGCCTGTGCCATTTAATGCAGGGGAGAACGTATCTGTGTTTGAACTTTCTTTTGTCGAGGACAATCATGCCATTTATCCGGCAACTCCGGCCGGCGGTATCGGGCTTCGCGGGCAGTATGCGATTAATGGGATAGACTTTGCAGACTTCGGTATAGGATCGGACGATAACCAGGAGGACATCTTGAAATATCCTGCGGTTAAGGCGCCGTTCACCGATGGCCGTACGGTAGACCTTTCGACAATCAAAACCCTGCATCGGGAAATAAAACTGTCCCTTTGGATGTTGGCCGGCAGTGTGGAAGAGTTTCTGAATAACTATCGGGCATTCTTTAGCCAGATATCCGGTGTAGGAAATCAGGAATTATATATTAAGACATTGGATGGTATCATTCAGGTGTACTATACGGATTGCCCGTCCTTTTCTGTGGAAGTCTGGCTGGAGAACCGGATAGGGGCAAGATTCACTATTTCTGTTGTTGCTCCCGTAGTGAGTTGGATAGATGCCGGCGGTGATGTTCGTTACCGTGTGCTGAAGGATCCGGATTTGGGGTTATTGGCAGACGAGCAAGGTAGAATAATAGTTTTCAATTGATATGGCAGAAGAATTTGAAATAATCAGGGCTAATTTGCTTCCGGCAGCCGGAACAATAACCGATAATGATATGATCCTGATCATTCAGGGTGGGAGACCTAAGCGTGCTTTGCCCTCTGCAATGAAAGGTAAACAGGGCGATCCCGGCCTTAGTGCGTTTTTAGGGATAAACGATAAATACATCCTTTGGAAACAAGGAGCTAATGGTGCTTGGCAGAATCTGTTGGAAATTGAGAAAATTCGTGGGCCGAAAGGAGAGAAGCCGGTTTTTCGAAAGTTGAACGGTACGCTTCAAATGAAATACGAAGGTGAGCCGGATAGTGCATACGTGGATATTTTCGACCGTGAAGAATTGAAAATGAAGTTTTCCGATCTGACGCCAGCAGAAGTGGATCAATTGAAACTGCATTTTTCTGATCTGACAGAGACTGATAAGGCCGAACTTATGAAGCCGGCAACGGATGCGGCAAAAGAGGTTCGTGAACAGATGTCCCAAATTAAGGAGGAAGCTAATACTGCTATATCGAATGTAAACACCGCAAAAGTGAGCGCAGAGGCGGCAACCAAGGCTGCAAATGATGCCGCAGCTTTAGCAAATGCCGCAGCTGGTCAAGCAACTCAATCTGCCGGAGATGCTGATGCAGCGACCAAATTGGCTGTTGCTGCCGCTGCATTGGCGGAGGAAAAAGCCGGTATAGCCAATACCGCAGCCGAGAATGCCGATACCGCAGCAGCTTCAGCCAATATGGCAAAGGAAGAAGCAGATAAAGCAACTGTTGAAGCCAATATAGCCGCAGGAAAGGCTGACACAGCAACATTAAATGCCAATACCGCAACGGATAAAGCGAATGAAGCAGCATCCTCGGCTACAACTGCCGCTGAAAATGCTAATGCGGCTGTAGAGCGTGCGGATGATACCATAGCTTCTGCCGAGACTGCTACAAAATCGGCGACGGATGCAGCTTTGGCCGCAAACACGGCAAAAGAAAATGCAGACAAGGCGGCAAATACAGCCAATGTTGCCGCTACTCTGGCCAATGAAAAGGCAGGGCTGGCGGATACGGCTGCTTTGGCTGCTAATGCAGCAAAGGAAGATACCATAGTCGCAACCGGCAAGGCCAACACAGCCGCCGACCGCGCCAATCGTGCAGCCGAAGCCGCCGAAGGAGTCATCAGTGGACTACAACCCGACTGGAACGTTACCGATCCTGTCAATAAGAACTACATCAAGAACAAACCGGAGATCCCGACGTTGGAGGCTATCCCGGACGAAAATACATTGAGCTATGTCAATACCGACGGTACAACCATCAATTTTCGTATCGGTGATGATGTGCGTGTAGCGGAAGATGGCGAATATGTATTCTACCGGCTTTATGATCTTGCCGGGGGAAAAGCCTCGTGGCAGGAATCCGGCAGCGGTACAGCCTTGCCCGGTAATGTTTATCTGACAGGAGCCAATTATTACAATGAATCAGTACGAACGATAAAACAAGGATATTTAAGCAATGAGTAAGAAAGGTGCATTTATTTATCAACAGATCGAACTGACGACGGCTGAATGGGCCGATAACGCAACCGTCTACCCTGTATCAGTCTGGTTATTTGAACGTTTGGAAAACGGTAAATTCAACATGAAGCTGGCTGATGGCGTTCATACGTTTGCCCAGTTGCCGGCCGTCATGCAGGAGGTGAAGGTCACGGTTAAAACGAATGATGCCACGACCTATATCCTGACGATCACGACGGCTGAAGGTAAGTTTGACACCCCGAACCTTCGGGGAAACAATGCTCCGGTTCCTTCGATCGATCCGGCAACGAAGCACTGGAAAATAGGCGACGAAGATACGGGGGTGGTAGCCGAAGGACAGGACGGGGAAAGCTACGACGACACGGAAATCAGGAACGCGCTGACAGCCTTGCAGCAGCAAGTCAACACGCTCGTTTCGGGTGACGCATCGAGTGCCATCGAGTCATTTAACGAGATCATCGCTTTCCTTGCCAACGTAGAGGACACACAGACGTTGCAAGGGATCATCGCCGGGCTGAACCAGAGCATCCTATCCCAGTTACAGAATGACGACCATACGGTCAAGGACGCTGCTTATGTCCATACCGACAATAATTACAGCAATGAAGAGAAAACGAAGGTATCGGACTCTTTGAGGTTGAAAGAGTATGTCGATGTCAGTACCTTAAAGTCACTTCCTTCATCACCGTATAACTTGCGTTTTACCTATTCGAGTACATCTGTGCAGGCGATCAACTTTGCGAATATAGGAAGCGTACCGGAGATGCAGGAATTTTATCTGTCCATTAAGAACAATACCGGATCAACGATTAACCAACCGATCCCAAACGGTTCGGGCTGGCAATCGGAGGAAACAAGCGTTGAACTGCCAGCTGGTAAAGCCACAGGGGTATCGCTGAAAAAAGAACATGGGATAATTGTCGTGAGAGTATAATGAAAGGAGGTGAGAGATGAAGAGAAGGGTGATGATGGGAAAAAATGTTGGTATGCCTGATGATAATACGGTCTTTCTATTAAACTTTGATAAAGAGCCTATTCACGATATGTTGGGAAAATCTGTCTCTAAAGAAGGATCAGTAATTATCCTTTCTAATGGAAGATTCAAGTCCTGTGGCCAGTTTGGAAATGGAGTATTATTGTTGGACCGGTCTTGGTATGCTAATCTTATATCTACAGGGTATTTTACTATTGATTTTTGGATATATCCTAATGAAAGAAATGAATCATTATTATTCGGTTGCACCCAAGCAGGAGACAGTATAAGACAATGTGGAGCACTATTTTTATATACTTATAATGGTTTGGGTATAACCTTTCATGCCGATAATACATCTGAATCCTTTATTCCCACGTACACATATCCAACTTTAAAAAAATGGTCACATATAGCAGTGGTATGTCATAATTGGAATGTTATGATCTTTATCGATGGATATTTGAAAGGGGAAGGTCTTTTGAAAAGTTCTATTCTTCCGAGTTATAGTTTAAGATTAGGAGGACAAAACAGGAGAGATGGTGATCCTCTATATTCTATAAAATCAAAAATAGATGAATTCAGAGTAAGTGATATCGCCCGTTGGACATCAAACTTCACTCCTCCTACTAAACCGTATGTGTAATTTAAAAACGAACAATATCATGCTATACATTCAAAAACAAATAAACTTTTGGCCTATAGAAGAAGTCTTACCTGCTTCCTATAAGACAGGCACAACTCTTGAAGAGTTTGAAGATGGCGCTTATCTCTTGCTTAACGAAGAACAGGAGAAGTATCATAACGACTATCCGGAAGCTTCACCGTTGGAATGCTGGTACATGGCACTGACACCGGAACCACAGCCGACACCGGAAGAACTGCTTTGGCGTGCCCGTGATGCCAAACGGCAGGAAATCTACGACAAAGACATCCATCATTATTATATTGATGAACAGGACGCATATGTCTCGAACACCCTGCAAGTGAAGGATAAGTGTGGCCGGCAGGAAGAAGTCGAAGTAGGCGGTCATCTGTACGCCTCGAATATCTTAACGGTTGCTCTTGACGAAATAGCTGACTATTCGGAGCAGTGCGCCAAGGTGACAGACGGCTTGCTATCCCGTATCGATGCCGCCCAAACAGCCGAGGAGGTCGAAGCTATCATGGTGGAAGGCTATCCTGAAATGATCCATACAACAACGGCAGCCTTGCAAACTAAAGCAGATAAGGCAATCGCTAAATCCCCGGAAGCGCAGGCAGTGACCTTTGCCCGTGCGATGATGAACAGCGTGTCTCTCACAGCCAGCCAAGCGTTGGAGATGCAGGTCTTATTCCCCATTTGGGGTGAGAAAGATGCAGAGTTTGGCAAGGAAGTTGAAATAGGCTTCCGGCTTCGAGTAGTGGAAGGAGAAAGCGACACTTTGTTTGAAGTGATACAAAAGCACAAGCTGCAAGCCGACTGGAAACCGGGCATAGAAACTGCTTCACTGTATAAGATCGTTGAAGCTGAGCACGCAGGCACGCTTGATGATCCTATTCCATACGTGCAGGGTATGGCATTCGAGAAAGACAAATATTATGAACAATACGGTGTGATCTATCTCTGCATTCTGACAACCGTTACAGGTTATCCGAACGACTTGAAAGACTTGCCCACAATTGTACAGGAGGTAAAGCAATGAAACAGGTTATGTTATTA